TGTTCCCTGACTTCGACCTGTCCAAGGCATCGACCTACAAGGTGGGCGAGTTCGACATGGAATCTGACAAGGCCCGGCCCTACAGTGCGGACATGAAGGCCGCAGGCCAGGGCGATGACCCGCTGATTCTGGTCTACGAGGCATGGAGCAAGACCGACAACACGATTTACACGCTGGTGGCCGGCATCAACGGGCAGTTCGCCCGCGCACCGTATCAGCCGACCTACACCGGGGAACGCTGGTGGCCATACTTCATCCTGCCGTGGGGTGTTGTTGACGGCAAGGTGGTCAGCCAGTCGCTGGTGGACGATCTGGAGAAGCTGGAGGTCGAGCACAACGAGACGCGGGACAAGTTCGCCGAGGTGCGGCGCAACATCCGTCCGCACATGGTTGTGAGCGCGGATGTCAAGAACGAGCAGATAACGCGGAAGATTCACCCGGAACTTGGTGAATTCGTGGTGGTTGACACGCAGGGCGGAAAGCTCTCCGACTTTGTACTGGAGGGCACGCAACTGCGCATCGACCCGGCCGTCTACGACACCAGCCCGATCGCCTACGACTGGGACCAGACCAGCGGACTGCAGGAAGCGGCCCGGTCTGTCATCACCAAGGCCAAGACCGCCACCGAGGCGAGTATCAGTGATCAGAGCCTGGGCGCCAGGGTGGGCGAGTTCCGCGATTCCGTCGAGGACTGGCTGACCGAGATTGCGCAGTATGGCGCTGAACTGCTCCTGCTGGCCATGACCGAGCCCATGGTGGCGCAGATCATGGGCGAGGCGGAGCCGGTGGACGAGGACGAGATTGCCGAAGCGCAATTGACCGGCATCCCGCCCATTCCTGACAAGCCCTACGAGTGGCCGGCAGAGCGCACGCCTGAAACCGTGTTCCAACTGGTGCAGATGAAAATCCGCGCCGGGTCTACGGCGGCGCCGAACAAGCTGGAAATGCAAGAGACGTGGACCAAGGCGTTGCCGCTGCTGCAGAACATGATCCAAGTGATCATGCAGGTCGACGCATCCATGGGTGACAGCACTCCATTCCGCGAACTGGTCAAGGAGACGGCGGCCAGGTTTGACGACTCGCTGGACGTTGAGCGCTTCCTGCCGCCCAAGCCACCGCAGCGGCCCGCCATTCCCCAGATTCCCGGCATGCAGCCGGGCATGCCCATGCCGGGGGGTATTCCCGGTCAATCCCCTGCAACACTCCAATGAAATACCGCAAACACAAATACCTGAACGCAGAGCCGGGCGACACCAGCGGAACCGGCACCGCACCAGAACCCGCAGCCGCGGCACCATCGGCAACCCCGTCGACCGAGCCGCCAGCATCGACCGTCACCGAGACGCCAGCGCCGGCCGCCAAGAGCACCGAGCCGACGAGCAAGCCTGCGGACAAGCCCGACACCTCGGCCAAGATTGGCTCATTCCTTGACAACATCGGCAAGCCCGAGGGTGAGCCCGCAGCCAAGACCGACCCGGCAAAGCCCGCCGACCCAGCCAAACCAGCCGAGCCAGCCAAGCCAAAGGCTGAGGACGACGAGCCACCCGAGGACGCCAGCCCGCGTGCAAAATCCCGCTGGATGGAACTGTCCGAGCGTGCCAAGCAAGTGCCTGAACTGGAGCGACGAGCTACCGAGGCTGAGACGCAACTTACATCGGTGCGCCAGATGGTGGCTGAATCGGGACTGGAGCAGAACGAGTTCGCCGGCATGCTGCAGATGGGGCGCCTGTTCAAGTCGTCCAAGCCAGAGGATTTGCAGGCCGCCATGGCCGAACTGGACAACCTGCGTGCTGATCTGGCGACCCGGCTGGGCATCGATGCGCCCGGCGTCGACCCGCTGGCAAAGCATGCCGACCTTGCAGCCGACGTCGAGAACATGGCGATCTCGCGCGAGCGGGCGCTGGAGATTGCCAAACTGCGCGACGGCCAGGCCCGCGTGCAGCAGACCCAGCAGCAGACGCGGGAAATGGCGGAGTTTCAGAACACCGTCAGGGGCGCCGCAACGCAGATGGATGCCGCACTGGCGCAGCGCGCGAGCACGCCAGGCCATGCCGCGAAGGTCGAGTTCATCAAGTCCCAACTGAGCGACCCGGCCAAGATGCAGCAGTTCGTGAGCACCTACCGGCCCGACCAGTGGCAGGCGGTTGTTCTGACGATGTACGACGCCTACACGCCGCCGCCACCGCCTGCACCATCCGCACCGCAGCCCCTGCGCCCGGGTGTCGTAGCCAATGGTGTGCGCCAGGCGGGGAATCGCCCGGTGACATCGACTGAGGCGGTCGGGAACGCATGGGAGTTGGCCGGGTTGTGATTCGATCACTTTCTGGCTTTCGACCTGTTGACACGCGCAAATAATGCGCTCGCAGTTGTCAAATTGATGCCGTAACCGGGAGTCGCGCCCCGGGCCTTTTGACAGCAGCAACACGCAAGGAACACCGCATGTACGTGGGAGCCGCGACCCACAGCCCCAGCAGGGCGAGGCCAGATTGATGTAAGCCGGGTTCGTCACCGGCAGGCCAAGCCCTGCAAATGCCTTAAGCCGAACTGGTGCGTCGGCAAGCGTGAAAGGAGTTTCAAAACACTTTTCATGGAGGGCATCATGCCTATTTCCGCACCTGATCTGGCCATTGTCGCCAGTCTCTCGATCGCAGACTACCTGCGCAATCAGCCGATCGACCAGATCGGCACCATGCACCCGCTGATGGCCAAACTCATGGCCAAGCGCAAGAAGCTCAACCCCGGCGTGAACCAGCAGGTCAACGTCCGCAAGGGCTACGGCTCGAACTTCACCTGGTCCAAGGGTGAGGCCGCACGGACCTTCACCAAGCGCGACACGACCGAGCAGGCAACGTTCAACTGGTACACCGGCCTGGATGGCATGTATCTGCCATGGGACAACCTGTTTGCCGCTGGCATCCACGTCGATCCGGACCCTGCAAGCAAGGGCAAGCTGGTGCCGACCGCGAACGAGAAGGTCATCATCACCAACATGATCAGCGAGCAGATGGAATCGTTCGAGCTGGGCTTCAAGGAAAAGCTGGACATCGAGATCCACCGCGACGGCTCCAGCGGCGCAGACGCGATCGTCGGCCTGGACGCTGCAATCTCCCGCAATCCCGCGGGGATCGTGTATGGCGGCCTGGACCCGGCGACCAAGACCTACTGGCGGAATTACTTCGCTGGTGCGGTTGCCACGGCCAACCTGGCCGCGACGATGGAGACGATGTGGCGCGCGTGCATCCGCAACGGCGGCGCCCCCGACTTCATCCTGGCCGGCTCGACCGCGATCGACGCCTATCGCTCGATCCTGACGCTGACCCAGAACACCGATGCCGGTAAGGTCAAGCGCATCGACGTCGGCGTGGGCGAGGGTGGCAGCACCGGTCTGTTCTACAAGGGCGTCGAGATCATGTGGGATCCGACGTTCTCAGCCCTGGACACGCTGGAAGCGCCCGCGGCATCGGCCTTGTGGGAAAAGCGGATGTACTTCATCAACACGAACCATCTGCTGTACGAGGATGACGGCATGGACATCTACTCGCCGGCCTCCCCGAACAACATCCGCGCGACCTATGTGTCTGTGGATGTGCGCGCACGGCTCAAGGCCACGCGCCGCAACGCGCACGGTCTGATCATCGTCGCGTAAAGGTAGCGGGGCCGGGAGACTGGCCCCGTTCTTCTTGACCCCTGCTACAGAGAAAGCACCATGAAACACCTTGTCCCCCTGACTGTCGTTGGTGTGCACCGCGACATCACCACAACCCTGTCGGTCAGCGTGCCGGCGCATGAAGTCCTGATCCTGCAAGCCATCCATGGCCGCGACAACGTGTATCCCGGCGACGAGAGCGGCGAAACCGCCATCGACCCTGATGCCGAGTTCGACCGCCTGAACCGCAAGTATGGCGAGGACGCAGTGCGCGAAGCCTACGGCGCAACCGGCTTCGGTGACATTCGTCGCCTTGTCCTGGCGGCATCGACCGGAACGCAGGAAGAAGATGACACCGCGATCAAGCTGGAAGGCCCGGATTCGAAGCCTGCCGATCAGGTGCAGGCGCCGGCCAAGCGCGGGCGCAAGCCTGCAACCGTCGAGTAAGGAAGCCGAACCGTGCCGCTGATCATTGCTGACCGCGTGCTGGAGGCCAGCACTACGACCGGGACGGGTGTTTTCACGCTGACCGGTGCGTCCCTGGGCTTTCGCTCGTTCGCGTCGGTGTGCTCAGTGGCCGATACGGTCTGGTACTACATCGAGGGCGTGACCGCCTTCGGTGTGCCTTCTGGTGAGTATGAATACGGCCTGGGCACCTACTCAGGCGCGAACCAGATCACGCGGACTACGGTGCGCGGATCCAGCAATGGCGGTTCTCCCGTCAATTTCTCGGCAGGGACAAAACTGGTGGGGATTGCTCCGCAGGCGCCCAGCACAGTGGCAGTTCAGACGGAATGGCGAAGTTTGCTGGCCATCCCAGTCGTTCCGGCCGGGACCGTGATCGACTATGCGGCCAACACGCCTCCGACGGGCTATCTCAAGGCCAACGGTGCGGCGGTGAGTCGCACGATGTATGCCGACCTGTTCGCAGCCATCGGGACGACCTTCGGGGTTGGTGATGGGTCGACCACCTTCAATGTCCCCGATCTACGCGGCGAGTTCGTGCGCGGCTGGGACGATGCCCGCGGGGTGGACAGCGGCCGGGTGTTCGGTTCCGCTCAATCGGATTTGCTGCGCAACCACACGCACGAC